TAAGCGACTCTATGAAGGGTAAGTCGTCTCCTTATGGAAATATGGCAACAGGAGCTGCACAAGCTGGAGGGATGTATCGATAATGGCTGGATATAAGGTAAGTCAAGGTAGTCTTTTTGGAAGAATTGGAACCGAGATGGGTAAGGGACTTGCTGAGCAAATACCCAAGGAAGCTGAGCGTACTCGATTATCTCAAGGGCTTGCAGAGTTAGGAAAGCAACAGGGGCTAAGTCCATTCGAACAATTTGCAAAATTGTCAGCTATTCCTGGAATTACACCGCAGATGATTCAAAGTGGATCAGAATTGTTGAAGTCACAAGCCCAACGTAATGCATATCAAAGAGATCCTTTGTCAACTCGGCAAGAACCTTCCGTTACAGAATCAATAAAAAATACCCCTTTCGAAGCTGGTCAGGGAAAAGGATCAACTAACAGAGTTTCTAATGAACCAAAGGAGCAAACGGGAGCGCCACAAGTTCAAGCCGACAATCCTTTAGCTCCTGAATATACAACGAGATCACCATGGTCAAAGGAGAGAAATCAGCAAGAGGTAAAGGATTTACTTGATTTTTATCCAAACATGACCGTTCCTGAAGCTCAGGTTCAAGCGAAAGAAAATGAGGCAAGAGAATTAGCTCAACCAATAGCAAAGCAAACTGAATATGACAGATTGCAAGGAAAAAAAGACGAGATAAGAACAGAGCTTACTCGTCAGCTAGGTACAAAGCTTCAAAAAGATAAAGAAGGATCGTTTAAAGATATTTCTGGAGAGGATCAAATTCAACTAGAGAGAAATGTTGAAAAAGACTTAAGGGAAAATCCTAAACTTTCCGTTTCCGATGCTGTTAATAAATGGACAAATAAAGCTACCGATTATGCGAAATCCAAAGATCAACTCAGAGGTTTAGCAGGATCGAATATATTCGCTCTACCTTTAATATTTAATAAAGGTCAACTTCTAACCAATTTGAAAGAATATCAAAAAACGTTTGCAGATTTTGGTAATCTAGATGAGTTTTATAATATTCTTCAATCCGATGTCGGTCTATCACCGCAAGGAGCAGCTCAAGTCGCATATCCCCCAAGTCAAAAAATTAATGAATATTTGAATAAAATTAAAGTAAAAGGTATTAACGAAGGTGGAATTAAAAATAGTGTTAACAGATCTAAAAGATATGCAGATGACATATTAGCATTAGGGGTAACTAATCGAGATAGTCTCCTAGGTGTTATGAGATCGATACAAGAAAGAGATCCATATTTTGATCAGAACGCCTTTTTAGATATCTTTAAAGAAAACAGGGAAGCGATTCCGGCATCAAAGCGATTCGATAGAGAATTACAGAAAGGGTCACAAGTGTTACCGAGTTGGCCAGATGTTTTAATTTTACCAACATTTAGGAAAGTATAATGTCAAGTTCACCAAGATCTAGCGAAAAGGTAGCTGAATCAGAAATCGCAAACGCTCAAAAAATAAAGCGTGGATTAAAAGGGGTTGCAGGATTAGGAACGGCAGCTGTTGGAATTGGTTTAGGGTCTAAAATTATGCCTTTTTTGAATGAATATATCCCTACAGACATAGCTCTTAAAGGTATAAGTAAAGTGAGCCCTAAATTTGGTGATTTTTTAAATCGAGGATTGGCAAAAGGGTTGGATGCAAAGAGCGGTCTAGATTATATCAAAGAGAATTTATCGAAAAAACAAGCTCCAAATGAAAGAAATATCATCGAACAATACTCTCCCGAACTCCACCAATTCCTAACGGGTGAAATCCAAAAAGGCCGTCAACCATTGGAAGCAGGAGCTTTAGCAGAAACTAGTGGTAAATACAAAAAAGCAATCCAAGATATGGTGAAAGATCACAAAGCTCCATTCTCATCAATTTTAGAATCGGTTTTTGGAAGTGCTCAGCAACCACAGCAACCTCAACAACAAGCTCCTCAACAAGGACAGCAACAGCCAGAAAATGGCGATCAAGCTTTAATGGCAGCTTTACAGAAAATATTACAGATGTAGCATGGATAATGAAGCTAAAATAGAAGAACTTAAAAATGCGTTACGGCAAATCATGATGATGGTAACCGAAAGAGGAAAACCTTTAGGTGAAGATCTCAAAATGGTTTTAGCTGATGTGATGCAGCATGTAGCTTCACGTATACAGCAATTAAGACAAGAGGGTAGTCCAGCAGAAGGAATGCCACCGATTGGTGCGCCAGAACCTGAACTTAATGAAGGGATGCCATCATCTAATATAGCAGCATTTGGATACGATAAAGATAGTGGAAGATTACTTGTTCAGTTTCTTGGTAAATATCCTAATCGTCAGGGAGGTGTTTATGCTTATGAAGGAGTACCAAAGCAAATATTTGATTTGTTCAGAAAAGGAGCTGTTCCGGCAAGAACGAATGGACAAAATAGATGGGGGAAATGGTGGAAGGGAAAGGTTCCGTCAGCTGGAGCATCGATGTATACCCTCATAAAAGAAGGCGGATATCCGTACAAAAAATTAAGTTAAGAAAGCACGAAAAATCATGGTGATTTCTAGTGCAATTTAAAATTTAGAAGATTACATTTAAATTTCACCCAAGAGGGAATCAACATGACATTCAATTCATTCGTAAATAGCTCTCAAACGCAGCCTCCATTCATTGCAGCAAATAGACCGCCCACCGCGGCAGACATCTATTTTCCTGGTACACAATGGCAAGACAATAGTGCAAATCCAGATGTTATCTACGAGACAACAGGTGGTGGGGTATGGAATGTTGGTTCTAACGCCTATGCATCGACATCATCACCTGGTATTGTAGAGTTAGCAACAGGCGCTGAAATGAGCGCTGGATCATCTACAACACTAGTTCCTCCAGTTAAAGCAGTATTCGATTATGTAAACGGTTTAGTAATTGCAGGCGCACCAATTGCTCAAACTAGTGTGACTGGTATTACGAACCTAGCTACCAATGCTCAAGCAGTAGCTGGGACTGCAACGGTTCCTGGTGTAACTGCTCTAGCTATCCAACCAAGTAACCTTGCATCAGTTTTTGCAGCGCCTCCAGCAATTGGTGGAACAACACCGGCAGCCGGATCATTCGCAGCTGTCATTGGTACTACAGCTAACTTCTCCGGTTTGATTACAGGAACAGCTAGCGCAACCATTACAACTGGTGCAACAGCTCTAAACCTAGCTTCTGATGCATCTACAGGTGCTGTAAATATCGGTACAGGAGCCGGTGCTAGAACAATCACAATTGGTAACGTGACAGGTGCTACTGCAGTGGCTGTCAATACAGGGACAGGTAGTTTTACAGTATCTACAACTGGTACTGGAGATATTGTATTAAATGCAGCAGATACAGTCCTGATCGACTCTGCAGGGGTTCTAGAACTTAATTCATCAGCTGGTGTAATTGGTATCGGTAACGATGCAGTTGCTCAGAACATCAATATTGGTACAGGTGCAGCTGCTCGTGTTATCACAGTAGGTAACTCATCAGGTGCAACCCAGGTTGTTATCAATGGCGGAACAGCTGGAACAACAATTTCTGCTAACGCAATTGCTCAGCCTGTCGTTATTGGTAACCAGACAGGTGCTACACAAGTAACGATTGATTCAGGAACTGGTGCTATTAACATCGGTACTGCAATTGCAAAGACTGTGACAATTGGTAATATCACAGGCGCTACTGCAGTCAACGTAAACGCAGGTACTGGTGGTTCGATCTGGACAACAACTAACGGAACACTGGCTCTACGTTCAGGAACTGGTGCTATCCAAATCGGTGCCGACGCCGCCGCTCATATAGTTACGATTGGTAACGTGACAGGTGCTACTGCTGTTAACGTAAACACGGGTACTGGTGGAACTGTATATACAACAACTAACGGTGTATTCACAGTTGCAACAGGAACAGGCGCTATTGGTATTGGAACAGATGCCGCTGCCAAGACAATCACAATTGGTAACGTGACAGGTGCTACTAACGTCGTTATCAACGCTGGTACCGGTGCGACATCTATCAATACTACAAACGGTGCTTTTGCATTAACAACTGGCACGGGAACAATATCTATCGGTGCTGATGCTGCTGACCATACAATCAATATCGGTAACTCAACAGGTGTTACTGCAGTTTCGTTGAATGGTGGAACAGGTGGCGTTAACGTTGGTACAAACGCTATTGCCCATACTGTTACAATTGGTAATACAACAGGTGCAACAGCCATTACTCTTAATTCTGGTACTGGAGCTAACCTATGGACAACAACAAATGCATCGTGGGGTCTATCAACAGGCACAGGAGCGATTAACGTTGGTACGGACGCTGCTGCTAAAACTATTACAATAGGTAACGTCACAGGCGCTACTGCCATCGTTCATAACAGCGGAACAGGTACATGTCTTTGGACAACAACTAATGGTGTTTGGACATTGGCAACAGGCACAGGAGCGATTAACGTTGGTACTGATGCAGTAGCTAAGACGTTGACAATTGGTAACGTTACTGGTGCTACTGCTGTTGTGATTAACGCAGGTACAGGCGCTTCTTCAATCAACACCACTAACGGTGCATTGACTGTTGCAACAGGAACTGGTGCTATCAACATCTCAGCAGACGCTGCTGCAACAACTGTCAATATCGGAACAGGTGCTGCTGTTAAGGCCGTTACTTTGGGATCTACTAACACTACAAGCGCGACTACCATTAACTCGGGATCTGGTAACGTTAACGTAACTGGTGGTCACCTAGCAATTGCATCGGTTGCAAAAACATTGCTCGTTAATGGCGGTGCTGTTACTGACTTTATCGGTACAGGTGTTCTAACAGGTGGAACTCAAACCATTGCAAACACAAATATTGCAACGGGTGATGTGATTCTGTTGACAAGAACCGCATTGAATGCAACACCAGCTGTAGGAACTTTGTTCTATACAATTGTTAACGCGACATCGTTTACTGTTACTTCGATAACTGCATTGGGTGCAACAGCCGCGACTGACGTTAGTTCGTACGCATATATGATCATCCGACCTACATAAATTTTCTCTTGCTCAACTGTATATCAATGCGATATACAGTTGAGAAAACACAAATACGAGGAAAAAATGATCTCGACAAAAGCACAAATGAAATCAGAGAAAGCTACAGGCGAACATACATACATATGCCCACATCTTGCGCCTCTTCACGAGGTTTATGAAGCATTAACAGAGTTTCGTACATATGTTTATGGTCGTATAAAAGAAGCTGAAGATCAACAAAAAGCCGCTGCAGAAGCACCTGCAGAACAACCTCAAGGTTAAGAATGGCAATCAATAACAGCGTTTTAGCAATACCTGCGCCTGAACTCATTCAAGTTATGAGTGGACTCACTTTACTAGGAACATTTGTTGAAGCACCTGTCATTATTATATTCGATAATCAGTCTACAACTTCATCAGGTGTGATTTCATTTGATGGTGGTGTAACATCCTGGAAAACGTTTACAGCAGGCGAAGCTCTTGTATTAGACATGAGAGCAAATCATGGACAAGCAGCTAATTTCACATTTCCGAAAGGCACATCTGTTCATGTAACAGGTTCTGCCGGGAATTTTTCAGTTTCCTATGTTTACGCACAGAACCAATAGGATCGCATGAGTCAGATTTATAAAGCCGGTATTGCAGGCAGTCCAAGCGTACCTACTTCTTTTATGGTGGATCAGCAAGACACTGTAACAACAGCTCTTCCAGTAACCGTTTTCTCAGTTGTACCTCAATCTAATATTCTAAGACTTGGTGGAGACAACGGTATTGTCACATATCAAGTAACACAAAATGCCGGTGATCTTTTAATTGGATATATCCAAGGATCTGGAACTACAGATGGTTCAGGTGGTGCTGGGGATACTGTTGATCTGATAACACAGCCTGTAAGCAATAATTCCTCAATGACATTTCAGTTTCAAGTAACGGGGTATTGTACAACTGACAATACCGCTTTAGGAGTATTTGGAGCAGGTACGGTTATTAATGTAGCAGGTGCTGTGACGATTGCAAACACTGTAGAATTTTTTAGAAATGCAACATCACTTACTGTTGTAGCACCATTACTAGATCCAATCAACACCTCTGTAATTTCTATTGTTCCTTCAGGATCAAATTTCATTGTCAGAGTAACTGGAGTTTTAGGTTTATCAATTGACTGGGGAGCTATTTTACCAGCAGTTGTAGCAATATAAGGATTATGTGGCTGGATTCGATAATGATATACTTGTTGCAAGTAATGTCGATTTCAGCGGCATTACTCCAGTTTCTGGTCAAATGAATGTGAATGGCGAGCTTCTTGTAGGCTCCGCAGTCGCTCCTAATATACGACCTTATGTTCCGGTAGGATCTAACGGCGTTTCGATCGCTACAGGTCCAGGAACTATCGATTTCAGTCTTTCTGCAGTCCCTAACAGCGCTTTAGCAAATAGCACAATATCTGTAACGGCCGGTTCTGGAATAAGTGTATCGGGTTCACCAGTATCTTTAGGTGGAAATGTAACAATATCAACTACTTCTTCTGGTTCTACAGCAATAAAAACTACAAAGTTTACTGCAAGTGGTACCTGGACAAAAGCCACATCCCCTAGTCCTCAATATATTCGTATTATTGCATGGGGAGGAGGCGGAGGCGGAGGATCAGGAAGAAAAGGAGCGGCAAGCAGCTCACGCACAGGCGGTAGTGGAGGAAGCGGAGGGCAACTTATTAATTATTTGTTTCAAGCTAGTGGTTTTTCTTCTTCCGAAACAGTAACAATTGGTGGAACTGCATCAGGAGGAAATTCTCAATCAACAAATAGTACTAATGGAAATAATGGAGCAGTAGGAAATGATACATCAATAGGGTCTGTTATTATCGCCAAAGGTGGTAATTTTGGTGGAGGTGGAACAAATACAACAGTACCTGGAGGCGCTTCATTTCCTGTAATATTTGATGGTTCATTGGGTACTTGGTATACGTCTATTTTTAATAAATTCTTACTTTCTGGAGAAGCTGGTGATGGTGGAGCTACAGCTGCAACAGCAGGTTTTTTTGGATATTTATCATTATATCCTTTAGGTGGTGGTGGGGCGGGTGGGATTTCTTCAGGAAATGCCGAAGGCGCAGGAACTGCTGGCGGTATTAATTATAAGTCAGATGGAATAACGGTTGCAATTGCCGGAGGACTAGCTGGAGCTATATCAGGAAACGGTGGAAATGGAAATGACTCTACAAGTAGTTATTACGTATTAGGCGCTACAGGTGGTGGCGGTGGTGGTGGAAGTAAAACCACGGTTGGGGGAACAGGAGGAAATGGAGGTACACCAGGCGGCGGTGGGGGTGGTGGCGGAGCATCTACTGATGCTGTTGGCAATTCAGGCGCTGGAGGAATTGGAGCGCGTGGTGAACTTTGGGTAATAGAATACTTTTAAAAGGATAGAAAATGGCTGGTTTTGACAATGACGTCTGTTACGCTAATAATATCGATTTCTCTGGAGGCTCACCAGTAAGCGGGAAAATGCTTTTAGATGGACAACTTCTTATTGGAAGCACTGCACTAAATGCTGGTGGAACACATCTTAACGTTAATACTTTGACAGCTGGTTCTGGTATAGCCATTACTAATGGGGCAGGTACAATAACGATCTCAAACACCGGCGGCGGTGGGGGTGGTGGTGGTGCAACTTCGCTTTCAGGTAATACAGGGTCTGCACCTAATATTGCGGGAGTAATCAATGTTATAGGTTCTACGGGTCTTACCACAACTGGCGATGGAATTCAGACTCTTACCATCACACCCACAGGTAATCTTCTAGCTTTGCATGGATTATCCGGAACTGGATATGTCGTACGTACAGGATCAAACACATTTATTGAAAGAACTTTTCTAGCAGGTTCTGGCATTTTATTATCTAATGCAGATGGTGTTGCAGGGGCTACTACTATCACAGCAGGCGCAACAGTTCCTACAACGTTTACTGAAGACACCGGAAGTGCAACACCTGCAGCAAATAACATCAATATTCTAGGAACGTCTGCTCAAGGTATATCCACAAGTGGTGCAGGGGCAACGGTAACTATTACTGCAGCAAACGCGACTTCAATACAAAAAGGTGTCGCATCATTCAATGCAACAAACTTTACAGTAACAGCAGGAGCTGTAGCATCTAATGCTATTACAGTGACAGCAGGAACTGGTCTAACGACCGGAGGTGTTGTCAACTTAGGTGGTTCGGTAACACTCGCTTTAGATATTCCAGTAACAGTTGCACATGGCGGAACTGGCGATATTACACTTACAAATCATGGTGTAATGTTAGGTCAAGGAACATCACCTGTAGTAGTAACAGCAGCCGGAACGAATGGTCAGGTGTTAATTGGTGGAACAGGAGTTGATCCAGCGTTTGCAACAATTGCAGGAACGCAGGGTGTTACTTTAACAGGTGGATCAAATACTCTTTCAATTGGACTTGTCAATGTACCTAACAGCGCTCTTGCTAATAGTTCTATAACGATTAATGCTGGTTCTGGGATTAGTGTTGTCGGGTCTCCAGTATCTCTTGGAGGTGCAGTCACTATTAGTGCATCAGGAACGATTGTAACACAGTTTTCATCAGACTCTGGAACTGCAACGCCATCTGGAAATAACATTAACCTAGTAGGTACAGCAGCTCAAGGTTTGACTACATCGGCTACAGGATCGACTGTAACATTTACGAATACAGATTGGTCTATCATTCAGAAGGGTGTTGGAGCTCTTGCAACTAACGCAGAAACGATCGCGGGAACCGTCAGTAATAAAGCGGTATCACCGTCTACATTAGCAGCAAAGCTAGGAACGCAAACAGCACATGGAGTTGCTATATTCGAAGGAACATCAAGCGCCTTAGTCCCTGTAGGACCAAATGCAGCATCTGGTATTCCATTGATCAGTCAGGGAGCAGCTTCAGATCCAATATTTGGAACTGCTATAGTGCCAGGTGGAGGAACGGGTGCAACATCCTTTACAGCTTACAGCGTAATAACAGGCGGAACGTCATCTACAGGTGCATTACAAAATGTTTCGGGGGTTGGTACTTCAGGGCAAGTTCTTACAAGCAATGGTGCTGGAACTCTTCCTACCTGGCAAGGCGTGTCTATTTCAACTCAACCAAGCTTTAACGCATATCTTGTACCGACATTGAGTAATGTCACGGGTGATAATACTGGCTATGTCATTCCTTTTACGAATGTTATTGCAAATAACGGTTCTGGATGGAATGGAAACACAACATTTACCGCACCTTCAACAGGTATTTATATTTTTGGCCATAACATAAGTGTTAGCGGATTGACAGCTTCTCACACTTATGGGGCTTTTTATATGATAACTACATCCAAAACAAACACAAGTCCTGCAGTTAATCCTTATGCCGTAAGAGCAACTATTGGCGGTGTATTGAATCTTCCGTATTCAGGAATGTTCAGTATGACTGCAGGTGATACAATGACATTAACAATTGTTGTAGATGGTGGCACGAAGGTTGTCGATCTTGTAAATGGAAATATATGGGGATTCAAAATAGTGTAATTATGAAAATATCTCAAGAGATTGTAAATACAAAAAGAATGAAAAGAAATCTAGCTATGGAATATCTCAGAGAGGTATTTCCGGGTTGTACTATTTGTTTTGATGAAAAATGTATATCGAAAATAAAATTCTCGATTAATTCCTGTGTCCAGCCAAATGCTGAGATGGGATACGATAAATTATCTATTACGTCTAATGGTCTTAAATTTTATTGGCCTATAGAGGAATATAGCGAAGAAATGTCTTCTGAAAAAGCTATGGAGTTTCTGATAAAAGCAAATTCAAAATTAGTGGAGTGAATATGAAATATTTATCCGTTGTACTATTAGTCCTAACCAGCTGCACAGCTACATTCAGGGGCACTTTGATCGACATCGAAGAGCTTTCTTTGCAACCAGCATGGGCAGCACAAGGAAAGAAAACGACCGTAAAAGAAACTGTGAGCGAGGATTGAGATGCCGTTGAAAAAGGGAAATAGCAAGAAAGTTATTAGTGAGAATATACGTACAGAGATGCATTCAGGAAAGAACCAGAAGCAAAGTATTGCCATAGCTATGTCTAAGGCAGGAAAATCTAAAAAGAAAAAGAAAGGTTGATAATGATACCTGCAGTCATTCCTAAACAAGAACTATTTCTTGTAAAACCTGAACGAACATTCGTCTACAATGTGTTGACAGCGACAATTCATTATATCGCCATTATTACATTTGCCATACTCGGAATAATCCTGCTTGGTAAGATATAACAAGATATTCCTAGTTATCCTTGAAATCAGGTATAAGTGGGTATAAATAGGAATAAATCGGATAGAGGTGATTATGTACAATATCATGAGAGATATCGTTATAGGCCCGTCAGCACATCTAAAAGACGAAATCGAAGATCTTAAAAAAACACAAGCCAAACCTCAGAATGATATCAATGCAAACATGATAGCTCGCATGGATGCAATGAGAGACAATATAAATAACCTCAATATGCAAGCAGGGGTTCTGAAGAGTACTGTAGACGCTTATTCTTCAGTTGTTGATCTACAGGTAATCACAAACCGAATCAAGAATATGGAGAAGGATCTAGCAGATATCCGTAAAGTATACGTGGTTAACACAGCTCAAACACTTATGCAGGTTGCGGATATGAAGATTCAGCATGACAAAGACAAGGAAGTGTTTGTGAATATGCTAGAGATTTTGAGTAGACGAATTGAGGATGTGTCGAAAAAATGAAGGAAATTGTGCATTTCATTGAGGATGTGTCGAAAAAGTGACGGAAATTGTGCATTTCGTCGTTTATTCTTTAGGCTTATACATTAGATTCGGGTCTCATGAATTCTCTCTCCAAATCTCTATCATTTTACTAATAACAACGTGTGGATTTTCATATTCATAAAACTTAAAGATATGACTATGTAACTCATTCCATTTTTCAAGTAATTCTGATTCTTCATTATAATTTGGACCAAAAGCCCACTCAGAAAATTCCGAAACTTTATTTTCTGTCAACGTATAGATGGTTTCTCGTAGATATAATGAAAGAAAAACATCATCAACGTCATCTTCGAAGCTCATGAAAAAATCCTCCATACAACTATCATACTAGGAATATCATCAGAAGGTTTTCCAGATCCACATAACATTAAACAATCTCCATGCAATTCATTCCAATTCTTCCAGATTTCAGTTTGAGAGATCGACTTGAAGTTAGGTCCAAAAGCCCATTCTGCGAATTCTTCTGATTTATCACCTAGAATAGACTCAACTATATCTCTAAAATGTTCAGCCATAAAAACCTCCTATTATCTTTTGTCTTCTTCAGTCAATCTTTCGAGTAGGACAATGATAATTCTCATCATATTATGCTGGTAATTTACCTCTTTGAGCATATCTATGAGGTTTTTTGTAGAAGTACTTCGTAAATCCTCCCATTCATAGAAACCAGAATAAGCCCAGCAAGCTGTTTTATCTTTACGAAAGTATTTCATGATTTTCTTGAACATTTTAACTCCTTTCATTCATAGTTATGTGTTGTTTTGGAGAACTCTATTTACGGCTGCATAGCTCCAAAAAGTATTGTCCCGGCTTAAAAAACCTTTTAAGTTAAGTTTCTCTGCGATTTTTCTTAAGGACATTCCTGAATTTTTCATCTCTATCATTTCAGAAAGAACAGATTTTTCTCTTTCGCATACTTCTAGATGTAATTTATCGTCATTCAGTTTGTATCCAAAAGGGATTCTTCCAATACGCTCGCTTCTTTTCTTCTTTACATTCAGAGCTACTTTAGTCCTAGCACCGATGATCAATCGTTCATATTCGGCGAATGAATCGATTAGCCTTTTCATTAAGATTGAGGATGGATCGGAATCTCCACTGAAATCTCCGCTAGCTGATACAATCCTAGCTTTTTTTCTTTGAATGGCACTTTCTATCATGGCATTCACTATAACATCTCTACCTAAGCGATCTCTTTTTGCAACAAGAAATATATCTCCACAGTCCAACTCCTTCAAAGCAAGTAGAAGACCTGGACGTTTATCCATAGAAAGAGCGCCGCTATATCCTTCATCCATAAATTCAATGTAAGGATGGTTTCCGTTTTTGGAAATATATTCTACGCACATATTTCTTTGTGCTTCTAAACCAAGACCGGATTGAACTTGCTGGTCGGTGCTAACTCTCAAATAAATTATATATTTCATATAAAGACCTAAAGCTAAAATGTTTATGTTTATTGTTACGGTACGGGGCGGTACCGTAACAATAAACAGTCACTCCTACTTCCCCTTATTTAAATCATCAGACTTAGCACTCTACACCAAAAATATCCTCGTTCATCCTTCTAACAGCAGAATCTAAGACTTCCTGATCTACCTTTGGTCGCATTTTCCTCTCAAGTTCTCTTAATATAGTGTGAGGGTGGTTTGCTAGGGAAAGGCCATTATCTATCATAAAAGAGTATACGATAGACAGATATCTGAATTTCTTATAGACGGTGTAAATGGACTGTTGAACTGGCTTTCCTTTTTCGGCGCTTCCCCCTCTTAAAACAATTGTATTTAACATACGCTCACATATCTTTGAATAGTCGTCTAAGGATATGTCAGAGAGTGGTTTATCTGAAACTGTAGAAAATATCTCTTTTAACTTTAAGGTATCCAATATAGTTTTCGCAGCCGAATCCTTTTCCTTTAATGATCGAGCTTTTAAATCTATAGCATCGCTTAACTTGAAAAGCTCCGTAGGAGGAACGTTAAAATGTTCCATTTCGTCGTATAGATCTTCTTTGTATTTAGCCCATAACTCTGCCGTTTCTTTATCGGAAAAAGTAGCGCTTAACTTCAAATTCTTTTTCCTTATCATAACATTCCATTTACCACTAGCCATGCGAATGTGAGCCATATTTTCTCCTTAAATTTTCTTTCCATATGATAAAAGCCGCTTCTAGTGCACTTGGAGGGCTTGGTAAATTCCTACCTAATAATTCCAATTGCGAATCCAAAGCATTCGTTTCGTTAAACCATGAATCAAGTACGGAATTTGATTTAAACACATCAAACTCTTCCTTTTTTATGATCATTGTCTCAATAGACAGACCGTCTGCTTTTTTCTTGAGATCCGATAGCTTTATCCCGGGTTGATAATCAACAATAAGGGACACTTCATTGTCTGTAGCTGTGTTAAAATTGCATATATTATGGTTGTTATCTGTCAATTCGTATAGGTGACAGAATTCTTTCCCTGGGTGAATTCTTAATCCACGACCAATCATTTGGCAGTACAACGCTTTTGATCTTGTAGGTCTAGCAATGATAAGAGCGTCGATGGATGGTTCATCAAACCCCTCTGTTAGAAGTTGGCAATTCGTTAAGACATGAAGTTTACCTGTCTTGAAATCTTCGATAATTTTCTTCCGTTCATTTATAGGCATACGACCATGGATGCATGAAGAGCGAAAACCGGCCATCTTTAGCGAACTGTCTATTCGTATAGAATGTTCAATATCAATACAAAAAATTAAAGTTTTCCTATCCTGACAATGATTCTTATATGTATTCAATATCAGATTGTTTCTAGATTCTATATCTAATTTCTTTATTGAATGATGGACAAAATCTCCTCCTGCTTTCGTTATACTTTCAAGCTCACAACCTGTTTTGATACGCCAACCTTTCATGTCACAAAGGTACCCAGCTTCGATCATTTCATAAATATTTCGACTAAAAGAAATTTGTCCAAAAATTTCATCAAGGGATTTTCGATCCATTCGCTCAGGTGTTGCCGTGAATCCTAATAGCTTAAACTCATGATTCTTGGAATATCTCTCTAAGAATCTTTCATAGGTTTGGCTTTGAGCATGGTGAGCTTCGTCTATGATAATAAAATCTACTTTATGCTCTAATAACGCCTTGCAAGACAGTTCGAAATTTAAAGAAGCTGCTGTAACAACAAAAAAATCCTTATTTTCTTGTCTAGGTCTTATGGATATCCTATCACCCAAAAAGAACTTGCCCCATTCATAAATTTGGTTTAGAAGATCTCTTGAAGGACATGTAATGATAGCCTTCTTTCCATAACGTTTAAGATAATTTAAGAAAATAAAAGTCTTTCCAGAACCGGTAGGGAGTTGAACAAGTTGTTTGTCCGACTCCTTAAATGTTTCGTGGATTACATCTATACATTCTTCTTGATAATCGTGAAGTTTTATCACTCAGAATCCCTTTCATCTTTATCATTCAACAACCTATAAGCCAACGCTAAAGCCGACCGTTCCTCATCATCCAGAGTCACAGCCCAGTATATCAGATCGCAAATCGCTTGAGGGTGATTTTTGTAAAGAGAGACCGCGTCTCTAATCAGCTCGGTCATATTGGTCATTTCCTCTCCTTTTTTATTTTTCTAGATCCTTACCGTTTTCAAAGTCATAGCATTCCTGCATTTTCCTTTGATGCGATAAACGATGTTTTGCCCACATTTTATTTACTTTAGGAGCGCATTTTGAGCAAAAATTCCCTGCATGAAACTCTTCTTCAGACTGTTCTACTTTGCATCTCATACATATATTTGGACGCCCATAGCAAGAATATTTAATAGTCATTTCCTCTCCTTTTTTATTTATAGAGTTAGCATATGGCTTTCCATTTTCATCGCTTTTTAGAACATCACCATCTCTTAAAATGAATGTTGGTAAAGAAATCATTTCCATTCACTCATTATTTTCTTAAAATAATCCCTGTCTCTTTTTTTCATTTCATCTACTATTTCTTCGCAATCATCTTTATTACCTTTAAATAAAATAAAACAAGTTCCTGTATGATGGTCTCCTGAAAACATTCTTTGTCCTAACTTATTGAAAAGAAGGATAGCCGCTTCTAGATGATCACAAAGATCTTTATTCTTATGATCTTCACCAGGCTCAGTCCAATATCCGCATGAACAATCGCCATCTTGAATCTTAGAACCGCAGACATTACAATGCGTTCGTTTTTCAGTCATTACCACTTCTCCTTCATTTCGTCTCGCACAATTGCTCTCATATAGCATTCAACATGCATTGCTTCATCTGGTTTCATCAATGAAAAATCACCCTCACAATTCCTAAAAACCCACCCTTTTGTAGTGGAAATCTTACATCCTGATAGAGCGCATGGTTTATAATCTTCATTATCAACATCACTCATTTCTGCTTCTCCTTCCACTTCTCAAAAGCCTTCACAGTATTCTCGCCACCTTTCTTGCATAGTGCCGCAGCTTCTAGGACTGTGCATTTCTTAGCTTCTTTAACAAAGTCTACGTAACCTAAGAACTTAGTGCAGTCATCACCAAAAGATTCTGCGTATTCGAAGTATTCTTCGTTGGTCATAGCTGCAAGTGTTGGTTTGGGAGGAACGTATACAGAAACTTGGTCTTGATCTGGATCATCACCAGTCTCTAGGCAAAAAGTCTTAAGAAGAGCGTACTTGAATGCATAGCTAACCGCTTTTCCTATTCCTTTATCGGAGGTGTCGATACCATAACCCCAATAAATCACAGAGAAATTATCTTTGGGTTCATCTATATTGACAAATCTAACTTCTAACTTTACTTCTGTCCGGTTTCCGTCTTGCTTCATCTCTATAATAGAAGACGTGCAAACGATACCGTTTTTAGTCATAGGCGCATGGAGAGCAGCAGTTACTTGGTCATGACTTACAAACCGATATTGACCTGCTACCTTCTTCTCACCTTTCTGTATGTAATCTACCTCTTGCATCACCGCATTGATTCGTTGGTAGATATTCTTAATTTGTGTTGTGGATTCCATTATTCCATCTCCAGATTGCAAACTTGATTCTTGAAAAACCTATGGTACATTTCATAGGCGCAGTAAAATAAATCCACGTCGTGCGCTATCTCGATAATCTCAGGCATTTTACCGTCTTTATCCAGGCGAACAAACAGCATCGTATCAATGACAGCTCCGTAGTTTTCTTCATATAACATGGTGTATCCGTTAGCTTGGATATTCCAGCTTTCGGCTTTTGCAGCTGTACACTTCCAATCTATAAGGAGACGCTCACCATCTAGCTGGGTGACTAAGTCCACTTCGCCCGTAGTCTTAAGGATATCCTCATATAGACGCTCGGGGAATTCGTAAGCACTCTGCTCATATGGCTGCCAGAATCTTTGAAAAGACTCTATGTATCCTTTGAGCGAAATGATATCGACATCCCCATTCATCTTAGTGTTGTGCCAGACATAACGCTCATCTTCGACCGGAATGTCTTGGATCAAATCCTTAACAATTGCGTGCACGGCAGTACCGCGCTCTCTAGCATTATTAAGTATGACTTTAGGAACACTCCCATAACCAGAGAAAGCGCCAGCTATTGACGAGATTCTCGTATATCCTGGCGTAATTACTTCTTCCATATATCACCTAAAATGGTAGTTCCTCATCAGATTCCGACGCTTTACCTTCACCAAAGTTAGACTGAGATGGTGTATGTGCCGGCTTTGCTCCATCAGCACCTTTACTAGACGGCATAAAATGAAGCGCGCTCGCCGTCACTTCGACCTGGATCTGAGCTTTACCTGTCTTATCTGTATAGATCTCAGGCTTTGATAGTTCTCCTACCACAACTATATAGCTACCTTTCTTCAAGTGAGTCATCATCTTGTCAAATCGATCGCCCCAAATAGTGATCTTGAACCAAGAAGTGATGTCCTCGCCGCCCTTACGCGCTCTAGTTGCTACATTAAATGATGTGACCTTTTGGCCTGTCGTTGTAAACCTAGCAACAGGGTCTTGTCCTAGGTTCCCGATAATAGTAATTGTGTTCATTTATTTTCCTCGTCAAAACATTTTAGTAAAGCGTCAGTAAGATCGTCTATTGATTCAGCAGGATCGTTTTCTAGAACATCCTTAAATTTTCTTCTGAAATATTCTTTGTCAATAGAATATGTTACATAGTGTTTATTACCAGAAATTGGTATAGGAAAAAAATCACATTCCATTCCTTCTAAATCCATTATGGTCTCTCCTTAAGCATTTCGACGCAAATTTGGTATAAGTGATCTATACGTACATTGATAGCAGCTCTATCTTCTCTTAAGTCCTTTAATTGAGCGTTAGACACCATCCTATCGTCTCTAATTTCTCTTAGTTCTTTATGGATTCCAGCTGTCATGTATCCAACGATACACACCATTGAAATAATTATTGTTAATATAGAGGCTATCGTTTGGTGATTCACAAATAGATCCTCAACAAAACTCATATCTCTTTTTTCTTCGTTCATAGTCCTCCGGTCATGTAAAATCGTTCTGGGTTAGTGTATTGCTCATCCATCTCTACAAATGTCTTGTAGTTTCTCTTCAGGTCATCAAGCTCATAAGAGCTCAACTCCTCAAAGTCTCTCTCTATATTATGAGGTCTGATCTTATACCAATAGTCCTCAAGTTTATTCCAGTACAGATCATCTTCGATGTCCTGCACTACATCGGATATATCCAGTTCTTCTGTTAGATCGTAGTACCACATATTGTCTCCCTTGTTTGTATTGACGAGAATCACGCTTTTCTCGTATGATACCTATCATATATTACAGGTATCAATAATGCAAGCTAAAAATAATTCAGATGCAATAAAAGCTCTCACACTATGGCTTAAACGAGAAAAAATATCGTTGTATAAGTTCACAAAATTGATAGGGATTGATTATACTGGGGTATGGAAATGGATGAAAGGACAGTCACATCCAACGCTAGCTTTTGCTATTATCATAGAGGAAGCAACGAATGGATCCATACCTTGCATTCTATGGAAAGAGAAACCTCAGTTACCCGAAGAGCAACTTAAAAAAAGCCGTACCAAGAACTCCACAAACCCCAAGAGCCATGATACAAAGAAACACAACAAAAGCAGTCCTAAAGGCAGGAAATGAAGTAAACCAACACCAGCATTCTTTAAAAACATTTCTCACACAATCCCCCTTACGTTTTGGGTCAAGAAAAACCTATTATTCTCTTTTAGCTGACATTATCAAATCATACAACACAAATACCCCGCCACGATAGCGGGGTAGCACACTTGAACAGCATGAATCTGTGCAACTGAAAATGTATAATGAATTGTATAAAAAGAAAAGCCAGCATTTCTGCTGGCTTTAACTCTGCGTAAACGAAGATCAAGGGAGACCAACGTTAGCATAACCTTACCATATGACTGAATTAAAAGAAAGAGCGCCAATGGAGGAGGCGCTCTCTCTCCAGATAGGAAATGAAGGAAACCTATCTGCCACAAAACCAAACTCACTTTAGGAATGTAGGGGATTGAAGTAAAGCAAAAAGGCCCGAGGATTTTAACCCTCAGGCCTACAACAGAATTACAGCCCCGGAAGTTGAGATGAAACCGGAAACCATGCTTATATTATCATAGGAAAGTTTTTAGTCCACGAAAAAGAAGGCTTTAGGTATTGTGATCATACTGAAACGAAAAACGCGGCTTGGCGGCCGCGTCTCGTGAGATATAATCTCTGTAGGATATGAAAGTGCCTACAATATATCTCAATCTTTCGTTTTTTGCAACAACAGAAAACAGGATTGCGTTATGTCAAAAATATTCACACAACTTCCCGAAGAACTTTTCGAACACAAACTTTTCCAAGAAATTAAAAACAATGACTGGCGTTGGGGAATTGCAATTATTCTAAGAAGGGCTTCATATATAGACCAGAGAGACTTAAAAAAAGGCCAAGTTAGAATATCTCTTCGACAGCTTAGCGAGGAAGCAAAAATAACAAAAAAACAAGCTGAAAACCTAATCAGACACCTTTTAGGTATGAATACACATAATAAAATCCGCGGCGACATTGCGGCTGGCATGCGGCCGATATTAGGGGGACAGTTAGAGGGACAAGAAAGGGGACAGAAAAAAGGAAGAGAAATACCAGTCTATAATATACTACTAAAAGGATTCTATGAAATAGAAGAAATGGAAAAGGGGACAGAAAAGGGGACAGAAAAGGAGACACCAAAGGGGACAGCAAGGGGACACAAAGGGGACACATCCCCTAGAGAAATCGCGACAGAAGCTAAGAAGCTAGAAGCTATAAAAAATAACCAACCACCTAACGCGACAAAGTCGCGAATGGTGGCTGATGCTTTGGAATCAAAAGGATTTAACGAAGACGAGATTCGACAAGTCAAAGCAATGAGGAAATCAACAGAACTGATTCTTCAAGCGCTTCATTATATTTTTGCTGACGGCTACGTGATAGAGAAAACTCCAATCCAAGCCTTAAAGTTCGCTATTCTTAACCAGCCATGGACTTGGAAGGTCAATGACCCTAAGAAAGACCCAAAAGAAGTGATCATGGAATACTTTTCTGATGGGAAAATATACAATGGCTACACCTGCGGTATAAACTCAAAAGGGATCTGGTTCTACTCAGGAAATTATACGATAGCAGAATTATCTTTCGATGCACCGCTTTTCAAAGCAAATTTTCAGAAGCTTTGTGAAAAAATAAATATCGATAATCCATTTGATAAAACATTTAAATTTAAGGAGGCGTAAATATGGGACCAATAAACCCTTTTGAGGAATTTTCTAAAGATCTTGTAGAAAATCTAGAAAAAACAAAAATAACAATCGAACACATGACAAAAAGTTTTACTTTCGCGGAAGGCACAATGGATTCTTCCATTCCTTTCGTAAAAATGGAAAATAAGTTAGATGCTTTTGTCTATTGCATTCAATGTGTTCAACATGAACTTGATGAATCTTTTTTGCTTGCTATTCAAGATCTTTATTATCAAATCGAAAAAGAAGAAAAAAATCAGAGGGAAAGTTATAAGAAATGGAAAGAAAAAGAAGGGGAGGAAAATGCTAATCCTGAACCTTGAATTCGAAGACACACTCCTTCGCTTCCATGCCAAAGAGAACTGCTGCGTGCTCGACATCGCGCATGACGACATTCACGTGGCTAAATGCCACTTGGATTTGCGGGATATGATATTCTTGCGATCGAACTTAAACGAAATAATCGAAACGATGAGAGGTGACGATGATCTCGATGAATGAAGAAGAATTGAGAGATCGAGCTGATAGAATTTTGAATATTGCAATGGAATCCAAAACCCCAAACGAAGCGATAATTGTTCTTTGCGGAGCTCTAGCCTGTTACGCGGCGAGGCATGCTGAAGACCATGAAAAAGTAAAAGAGAATTTACATTTCTTGATTGACGAAACTTATGAAGGCAATAAAGAATTAATTTTAAAAGAGGCAGCTAATGAATCAAACGACGTTACTTAGCAAGCAAGAGCTTTACGACAACCTTGCGGATTACTTGCTACCTGATCTTAGGCCTTACAAAGGCACAAAGCCGTACGGAGAGCTTGTAGACGCTCTCTTCGACTACGTCAAAGCCAAGGGTGAAGAACGTGACGTAAAACGACAAATCATGTACCATGCCAAGGAGAATTTCGAGGATTATTGCGCTTTTGAAAATCGAAGGGTAAATGGGCCTGCGATGAAAGATTGTGGTTGGGGATCGATTAATGGATAGAAGGGAACGTTATTCTCTTGCCCGCCAGCCCGCTATAAAGACGTTAGTAATACGTACCCACCAGTCGACTTTGAATAGAGCGACTGAAGCGAAATATGTGAGTTCTTTGGAATTAGATGAAAAGTCTGAAGGGTTGACTTGTACTTGCGATCGTTGTTTGATTGTTAAGGATTACGAAAACTTCAAAAAACGGAAATTTGGCGATGCAAGTTAAAGTCCCGATCCGTCTAGTCCCCGAATCAAACTCATCCGAGCATTGGACTAAAAAAGCAAAGCGTCACAAAATCCAAAAGGTGATTGTCAAAAGCTACCTTACTCGGGAAAAGATGCCGCCGCTTCCTTGCGTTGTTACACTAACTCGCTACTCACCTCGTGAGCTTGATCGTGCCGATAACCTAGGTTACTCGTTCAAGTGGGTACTTGACCAAGTCTGTGATTGTTTAATACCAGGACTAGCCGCAGGCCGCGCAGACTCAGATCCAAGAATACGCGTAGTCTATAAGCAGGAAAAGACTAAAGCTGCCGAGCACTATATCACGATCGAAATTGTCGCCGACGTGCCAAAGAAAGAGATTCAAGAGTGATTTATTCTCGATCACATGCGTTTCTAGTGTAAAGATATATCGCTTTCACTTCGATGTATCTTGATTAACATAACAACTCAACCCAAGCTGAACCTTCAAAAAGTCAAGTTCTTCTTGTTGTCTCATGATCATTTTCATCATCTCGGATTGCTGACCAAACAATTTTCTGCGGACAGCATGATGAGATTCTTTTAATGAAGAAATTTCCCCTTGCAATAAATCCGTATCTGTGGTTTCTCGAAATAAATCGTACTGTATTTGTGCTGTCATGACCGTTTTTTTGTTTTGTGTACAAATATCCTATCTGATATATTGATTAGTGTCAATACTTACGTAGGAGAATGTATGGAATGGTATCAAGTCGGGACAATAGTCCTTGCAAATCTTGGGCTCTTTTTATGGACTGTGAGACAGAGCAGGACTGATTATTTGCATTGCCAGCGCTCTATCGATTCATTCAAAGATGCAATGTTAAAAGAAACAAAAGAATTCCACGGAAGACTTTGTTCTATTGAAGAATCAAGGAAGTGTCAGAAATGAGCTCAAAAATAGATATTGTATATTCATGTTCTATGGAGATTAAGTGTCGAGACAATCTCAAAGCTTTTGATCGCAAACTTTATGTCATAGATCAAGTAGGTCGGCTAAACATACCTGCATTCGAGCGTTGGGCTTTTCATTACGAGCTAGGAATGGTCTACGATACACGAGTGCCATTCATGTGGTCTTGCGCCCATTCTAAGGCGCCTGTTTCCGAGGATGTCGACGAAGCTTTGAATACTATAATTAAGCTATGGAAGTGCACGTATGAACCTGAATGGCCTGGAATTATTTATGGAGATTAAATGAAGCTTCTCATCCCAACACTTTTGTCAATCTGTCTTTCATGCTTTTCTGAATCTTTCCAAGACGCGAACTTTGTTTTTGATGTTCAAGAAGAAGAGCGGCTTTTGCATGTTGGTTGGTACATCAAAGAAAACTGCTACATAATCACGGTCATTGAAGGAAAAGATCAATGGTTTCAAGAAGTCTGTTACGGACTAACACCTGTTATTTCTTCAAAAGAATTCGTGCTTCACGATAAATATATGGTCCATTATTATCCTTCATTTGCTGTATATTCGACAGAAGAAACACAGCGCATAGTCTTCACCAAGGATAGAAAATGTTCGGAATAAAGACTCGTCACAATCAACTCCTAGAAGCTCTTGCAACAAAAGAATACGCCTACGAAAAGCTTGCAAGCGAGATCTCTTACAGCATCGACAAGCTCTCCGAAATCCTCCAAGATGCCGATATTTCTATATTTGACGAGTTCCCCGAGTGCGAGGGGGATGAGGGTTGATGGCTTCACCCGTGGGATTAAAAGACTTTTCTCAGCTTTATTTTGCATCGAATGAAAACTTTGATGCGCGCAAATATATTATTGACAAAATTGGCGAAGAGAATTTACTTTCCTTCGAGCTTTGGGCTTTCAAAGCTAACGCGCCAATTCAATATGACGAGTCTGCTCGATTTCTATGGAATCAAGTTCATCGAAACTGTCCTCTAATTGGATCACTAAAATCATCGATTATGCGTATGGTCGACTACTGGCAAGAAAGGTTTAAAGATGTTTGAAGACTCAATCAAAGAATTCACCGAGATAAAAGCACTTCATAGCGAGAGATCTTTGGCTTTAGCTAAGATGGTTTACAAAGACATTGAAGCTGCCATCAAGAAGTTCGAGCATCAACCTCTAGGCGCTCCTTACATTTCTTGCAATTGGAGTGGCACAATAACCATTGACAATGAGATGTACTACTCAGCGGACTTGACCGACGAGACTAATGAATGATTGAATGGATAAGCTTTGAAGATCATCCTGTTCCTGACGATATAAGAGGTTTGTTTTTCAAATATCCAGACGGTTCTATTTTCCTTGATAGGTATTACGAAGATTCGTCGCGAAAGTTTCATGATGGAATTTTACCCACTCATTGGAGATTTATGGAGCGCAGGAATCCAAATGAAAGGACTGTTCAGGCTTCTTCATGATTGAATGGCATATCGAGTCACGTAAGCTCAAAGATCTGCATCCGCATCCAAAGAATCCTCGTCAGCTTACCAAAGATCAAGAGCGTCAGCTTAAAATGAGCATAGAGACTTTTGGTATGGCAGAAGCTCTTGTCATTAATACCGACAATATGATCATTGGCGGACATCAACGCTTCAACATTCTAAAGAAACTTAAGTTCAAAGAAGCTAATTGCTGGGTGCCATCAGAAACGTTGACTGACATTCAGTGTGATGAGCTTTGTGTGCGTTTAAACCGCAATCATGGCGACTTTGATTACGATATTTTAGCCAACGAATTTGAGCTTTGCGATCTATTAGATTGGGGGTTTCGACCCGAAGAGCTTGAACTTATTGTGCCCGAAGAGCTAGAGTCGGAAGAGAAAGATAAGAAAAAGAACTTGAAAACCTGTCCGAAATGTGGTTATGAACTCTAATGAATCCACACAATCCAAAAAAAAAATAAAGCGTCATCCTAAATCGGGAAGACCAAAAGCTATTATCGATTGGGAAAAAGTCAAAGTATGGTTACGTGCCAATTCGACTGCTACCGAAATTGCGGGGAAGTTAGGGATTGATCGAGATACACTTTATAATAGAAGTTATTTGGATCATAAGATGGACTTTTCGGCGTGGGCACAAGAATTTCGAGAATACGGTGCATTAGATTTACGGCTTGTAGGCTATGATGAGGCCGTTCGTAACAGAAATACGCGTATGTTGATTCATCTACATGAATGGACTTTGGGACAGCGTGAAAAAAGAGAAACCGAAGACGAAAAACCCTCACGTGATGAAGTTGTGAAGCATGAAAACGAAAACATGATGCTCAAAGCACAACTTGCACTTCTTAATAAGAAAATAGACGACTTACAGGCTAAAATTGATAACGAGTCCAAAGCAGGATCTTAGCTTTCTTCAAGCTACACACCGCTTTAACATATGGGTAGGGTCTATTCGGGCGGGAAAGACTTTTGCAAGTATTCGTAGATTCATTCACGAAATGCAATCTGGACCGCCTGGTGATGTGATGATACTTGGTGTCAACCGTCAAGCTATTGACAGAAACGTTCTAGATCTACTCTACAAGACTATCGGATTTCCAATACCTAACCACAAGACTATGAAGACTAGGCTTTATGGTAGAAACGTATATTTTGTTGGCTGCCCAGATATTAGCGCTGTATCTACTATTAAGGGGTCAACATTAGCTTTAGCGTATGTTGATGAGATTACAGAGATACCTGAGCCCGTATTTAAGATGTTAGAGGGTCGTCTGAGTGTTCCGGGAGCTAAATTGATTGGTACAACTAATCCAGATGGCCCCGCACATTGGTTTAAGAAACAGTATATTGACAATGCAGAAAACATTGACCTTGTGCATTGGGATTTTAATCTAGAGGACAATCCTGTTCTTGATGAAGAATATAAAAAGCGTATTAAGGCTTCATACACTGGGTTGTGGTACAATCGTTACATTCTTGGTGAGTGGGCTTTAGCCTCAGGAGCTATCTATGACACGTTTGATCATGACAATGAATATACGCAACCGTATCCGCCTCCAGATTATTATATTGTTGGTATAGATTATGGAACAACAAATGCAACAGCCGCAGTCTTATGTGGTATCTCCCCAAACAAATGGCCGCAGATACATATTGAAGCGGAGTATTACTACGACAGCGCGAAAGTGGGTAGAGCTAAAACAGATGCCGAACTCGTCCGAGATATCAAAGATTTCATCGGTTACAAAAACGTATCTGCTATATATGTCGATCCTGCCGCAGCTTCTTTTAAGATAGCTCTAAGGCAGGCTGATTTACCTGTTCTTGATGCTAACAATGATGTCTTGCTAGGTATCAAGATCGTTGGAAAGTTTATCTCGGGAAAGAATCTCGTTATCCATAAAAGTTGCAGTATCATCAAAGAACAATTACAAAGCTACGCTTGGGATCCAAAGGCTGCAGCGCGTGGAGAGGATAAACCTATAAAGAAAGATGACCACGGAAATGACGCAACGCGCTATGCCTTATGTAGCGCATTTCCTCGTGGTGAGTTCAATAGTCCAGACGAGAATTTAACCATTGATCAGCTTCGTAAGAAGGTTTATGGGGACGATGGATATGGATTCATGAATCCTAATATGGGAGGAGGATATTTCTGATATGAATAAAATCTTTGAAATATGCTATAACACATTCTTAATCACTACGGTCTTTCATGCCTTCCTATGAATCGGGGAATTATTCTTTAGGTTATGTCGATCCAACGGATCGTTCAAATAAAGACTTAAAGCAGATGATGGATGGATTCTATCAATCTAATTATACCGGAAATTCCGCCCTTTGGATTCAAGGGGCAATTGACAAACGCTTCAAAGTCGGTGATCAGTCCCTCTACTCATATATGGGAGGGGCAAACTACAACAATAATTCAGCAAGATTCTTCTTCAATTTGATTCGCAGGCATATCAATATGATATGCGGATACCAGAGAAAGAACAGAAAATCTACGATATCTCTTCCAATACATGAAAATGATGACGCGCTAGCCGACGATTATAACAAAGTTTTAAGATGGTGTGAGAACCGTGATGGTTTTCAGGAGTATTTGAGCCAGGCTTTTGAAGGTTCATGCGATACCGGTATGACTCTTTTATATATGTATCCAGACTATGCTATGGATCCTATCTCTGGCGACTATTACACAGATTGCGTGTCTTACAATAACTTCTTGATAGACCAGTATTTCAGAAAGCAAGATCTATCTGATTGTAATGGTATTTGGAGGAGACGGTGGACTTCTAAAGAAGGTGCAAAGCTTTTACTTCCAGGATATTCTGAAGAAATAGATAAGATGAATCCTCAGAAGATGAAAGACGGCCGTTTTCCTGTCCAAGCCGAGCTTCAAAACGTGTCAGTGAATAACTTATTCACTTACGACGAATATCATTATAGAACGACAAGAGAAGCTACAATTGTTTTAGATCCGATGACAGGTGAAGCTGTTGAATGGGAGCAAGACGATTCTGATGAAGATGATTTGATGGAAAGAACTTTAGCTCAGCAGCCCTGGCTAAAGGTTACTAAGACACAAGTTCCAACTGTTAAGCTTGTGATATGCTTAGGAGATAAGGTCGTCTATCACGGGAAGAATCTTCTTGGGATAGATTCATACCCATGCGTGCCATCTCTTTGTTATCATGAGCCAGATATTTCTCAATACTCACAGCGTGTTATGGGGGTTATTCGAAACCTACGAGATCCTCAGTTTCTTTACAACATGAGAAAAGTTATAGAGCTTGAGATTCTACAATCTCAAATTAATAGTGGATGGATTTATCCAGTAGATGTTGTGACAGATCCAAAAGCCTTTAGACAGACAGGTCAAGGATTCCTAGTACCTCTTAAATCAGGGCATCTACCTAGTGAGATTCAGCGTATAGAACCAGCAGCAATACCTCAAAGTTTGCTAGAACTGTCTGCTAGCTTAGCAGAGGATATAACTAAAATCTCTGGTGTGAATGAAGAGCTTCTTGGATCAGCAACAGATGACAAGAGTGGTATTCTATCTATGCTTAGACAAGGAGCTGGGCTTGTTACGCTACAGACCATCTTTGACAAACTGGACTATACCCAGAGACTTTATGGAAAGATACGTCTTCAAGCAATACGCAAGAACTTTAGCAAAGGTAAGATTCGTAATATTCTAGGTCATGATGCAGACCCACGATTCTTCACCTCACATTCAATGAAGTATTCAATCGAAGTTGATGAAGGAAACTACTCTGCAACACAGCGTCAGATGGAATTGCAGCAACTACTTAACTTCAAAGAAATCGGTATGCCAATACCAAATAAATCTATTCTCAGAGCTTCGTTTATATCAAACAAGAAGCAAGTTATCGCTGATATGGAAGAAGAGCAACAGCAGCAAGCTCAAGCACAACAAGCTCAGATGCAGCAGCAGCAGCAAATCGATCAGTCTAAGATCATGGCAACGATGGCAAAGGCGCAGTTGGATACAGCAAAGATCCAAGAGACATTTGCAAAGGTTCACGATCTAGAAGCTGGTGCAGAGCATAAGGGAATGCAATCTGATCTCGACCTGGTTAAAATGATGGTGGAGTTAGAAGATATGCAGTTTAACCAGTTTAAGAATGCTTTTGAGTATGCTCAGGCTGTAAAGTTATCGAATCAACAAGAAAACCAAGTCCCATTGGGCTAAGGAGTAAATATGGTACATAGTAAAGAAGCTCATGGCAAAAAGAATGCTATGGCTCAATTCAACGAAGGTCACTGGGAAAAGAAGCCAGGACAGTTAGATACAAGCAATCTAAAATATACCGGTTCTGAAATGGGTAATCCTGAAGAACTCAAGAAATCAAACGATGCTCTTGCAAGTTATGCAAAAAACCATAAAATGAAGTATTAATTCGTGTCAGGGAACGGCTTGTTGTCTATAAGAACCAAGGTTGGCCCTCCCTGCACTTTATACGAGGGTATATGAAGAAAGAAAAGTACAAAGGTTTGGTAAAGCAGAGTAACGAACATTGGGTAAAAGATGTTTCGGACAGTGTTTTTCCTGAATACAAAGATACACCAAAAGACGCTTTTATGGCGGGAAATGGAAGTATAAGACCACAACCTCACAAAAAGATAAATGAGTGTGACCATTAAACACGTCACTGCTGGCGAGCTTTCAAGTAAACTAGCCAAAGACAAAACTAAGTACAATGCATTAGAAGTCGGTCATTTCATGGCCGATAGCATTGATAAGCAGCTTAGAGATTCGATAGAGATCTATAAGCCTATGATCGATGAGAACGAGTTTTGCGTTGTCATGCTCATAGCAAAAGATCCTCTTATTGCAAATGTTCTAAGAAGAAAATTCTTTTGCTGGCCATATTTGCCAAAGCCAAGACCTAATCAAAGCGTGTTCTTATACAACAAGGGCTTAGATAGGATTACTAAGCGATTATGGGTACTGCCTTCTGATTGTGTTATGGCGGAGCTTACATCATTAGACTTAGTAGATCCTAGATATCAAACCATGAAGATGTGGTCAGACTGGTTTTTTCATGGATGGAAGATATTTCCTAATAACGATCCAAACAGCAAAGACAAGCATCGTTGGATTAACACAACACCTGGATATTTCTTTAAAAAGATAAGAGAACAGCATGAAATATCATTACTTGCAGAGCATGAGTATATTTCATTGCATAAGGAAGAACTCATCAAGGCGGGATGTAAGATGGTCGATCCTGGCTTTACCGAGTCCTTTGATTTTAGTAAGATCGCGATCAAAAAAGTCATAGATTCTGTCAATCCCATTATTGATAAGGATGGTCTCGATAGTCTTGGGAAGGCAGAGAACACCGATAGGGAGATCAGCACTCATGTATGACATCACTTTCCTATAACTTTCCAAAGAGTTCACTAGTTTTTTTTGTATTACAGCGAACTCTTTTTCATTCAATTTTACAAAATCATCCAAAAGGTAACCTATATGCAGCCAGAAGCACAGGATAAGAAGGAAGAAAAAAAAGAGCAACAACAAAATCCTGTTCAAGGACAGCAGCAAGTGCCGCAGAATCAAGCGGTTGAAAAGAAGGAAGAGAATTCCCCTCATATAAAAACAGAAGAGAACCAAGAAAATTGGAAGGTTTTTAGAGCTCAAAGAGATATAGACAGGAAAGCTAAGCAAGAAGCTGAGAAGATGGCAGCGCAAAAGGCAGCTGAAGCAGAGGCGTTGAAAGCAGCCCTTGAAGCGATAACAAATAAACCAGTTCAGAGAACTAAAGAACCTGAGTATGGTTATTCAGAAGAATCCGACGACGAGGTCTTACAGAAGAAGATTGATTCTGCAGTAGAGCAAAGACTTGAAAGAGAAAGAAAGAAGTATCAAGAAGAGCAAAGAGAAAGAGAAAAGGTAGAGATACCAACTAAGCTTCGTCAAGCATTTCCAGATTTTAGCCAGGTATGTAGTGCAGAAAATACAGATTATCTGGAATATCATTATCCAGAGGTGGCAGCAGCTTTTGAATACATGCCAGATAGCTTCGAGAAGTGGGCTAATGTATACAAGGCTGTAAAAAGATTCGTTCCTAACACGGATACGAGAAAAGAGCAGGCAAGGGCCGAAAAGAATATGCAGAAGCCAAACTCAATCTCAGCTTCTGGTGCTACTCAAGGAAATAGTGCAATGCCACAAGCCAAGCTTGATGAGCAAAGAAAATCAGACAACTGGGCCCGTATGCAGAGAACCCTTAAGGGATTAAATTGATGTGAAATACGCATGTTATAAATGCCGCGCCGATTCAGACGGAGGGGAAAGCTACTTCATGGATGGAGTAGCTTATAAGCTCTGTTCTTCTTGCTCCACAGAAAAGTCGATGTCTGACGACTTTAAGATATTCTTAGCCGCCGATGAATCCGATAATATAAAAATTCCTTTTCCTTGAACATTTCCACATACATCTGATAAGATACTACCAATCTACCAAATGGAGTGTTTAGGTGGTAAGAAAAAAGAAACTTATTGATAGTGTTCGATTATCGGTCGTAATGTCAAAAGCACAAGCCGAAAGAATACGTCATATAGCTATACGATTGAGCTCACAAGAAGGGAGAGTAATAACGGTTTCAGAGGCGATTAGATCTGTACTCGAAGCCGCTTATCCAGTCATGAAGTCTCAAGGTAAGCTTTTTTAAACATGGAGGAAACATGAAAACTAATTATATTACAGTTTGTTTGACTATAGTGAATATACTTACTTCTTTATTTTGCTGTTTCTGTTTGATGAAAATGGCAGATACGTTGTCGGATATTAACATAAGAAATCAAGAGCGTAATTTTCATTGGATGGAAGGAAGATTTCAAGAAAATAAAGAAGCGATTGATCACATGTTAGAGTGGGTTAAAATTGGACATTCCTGGGATATTGCTATAAAGGAAGAGATTTCTGCTACTCAAGAAATGGTTAATAGAGAGAAATATATAGAGCATTTAACTAAACAAATTGGAACTAAGGAGAAATCATAATGGACTGGACACAATTTATAATATTTTTCATCGGGGTATTTGGTCTGTTCATCTGGAATAGGACTGAATCTAGAGCTGATATCCGTCACATGGATAACAAAATGGATTCAATGAGAAATCTCATCCAAGCTATTCACGATGAGATGAAGGATTTTCATGGACGTCTTTGTAAAATAGAAGAAAATCGTAAATAAAAATATCGGTATTCAGCTATATTAAAAATTTAGCTGAGTACCGCACGTCGCTAGTGCATAGACAGAATGCACGTCTCGTCAACGTAGGCCGATATTGATTGATTCGCCATCGATCATAACATCAACTACTTTAACGAGGTCATCCCATGTCTTTTCAGACTGGTATTACAAATATCAACAATATGGCTCCGGAATTGCCCGTACAGGCGTCCGAAGACCTTTTATCAACACCAATGTTCAACCTAATCCATTCATTTGGGGTTGACATGCATCATGCCGATGCTTACATCGGTAAAACTACACGTATGTCACGTTTTGAGCGTCTATCTACAGATGGAGGCCAACTTGACGGTTCTGGTATTGATCCAGCATCAGAAGTGCCGCAAAGAACAGACATCGACGCTACAATGGAAATCTATGCGAAATCCATCGTAACAAACGAGCAAGTAGTTCTATGGGAAAATTCTAAGACTCTAACCAAGTTCACAGCGTTGCTAGGACAGTGGTTGAGAGAAAAAGAAGATCTTCTAATGCGCGACTTATTTGCTTCTTCTGTATCCTACATCAATGCTACAGGCGGAACAAACGGCGATCAACCATCAAATATTACGCTTGTTGATATCAACAACATCGAACGTATCTTACTCAACAACGATGCTAGAACGATGCTAACAAATATCGAATCTCAGAATAAATTTAACGTAGGTCCTGTTCGTGATGCGTTTATTGCGCTTGCAAACACAAACCTAACGTCTGATTTACAAGCTGTTGGTAGTGTTGGCGGTGTTGGCGTTATTATGAAGGCTGCATACCCTTCTCAAGAAGGTTTGAGACCAGAAGAATATTGCTCTATCAGTAGATTCCGTTTCTTTGTGTCTTCAAAAGGCGCTAAGACTCCTGGTATCTCTACACTTGGCCGTACTGTCTATACCATCCCAATGTATGGTCTAGAAGCAGCAGCAAAAGTGGAACAGAACAGTTACACAGCACAGATTGGTTATAGACCGCCATGGGTTGTGTCTTCCGTAGCTCAAAACAGTCAGCTATACGCCAAGTTTGCAATCGCTAGAGCGATTACAAACCAAAACTGGATCTCTGGTCTGAACGTAACTACAACCATAGCATCATAAGGAGAGATCATGCCTTTTACTATTATTACAGGTGGATCGTTTACATCTACTGGTGCAGGAGTTAAGATTCCTCTCCCAAGTTCAGCAGATTATTTCGAAACGTTTAACGTAACGCAATTAGCTGCAGCAAACCCAAATACAGTAGCTAAAGGAATTTGGTTCGGCTCTAAGTTCGGAGCCGGGGCATCGCCTGCAGGGCAAGGTATTAAGACGGTTAAAACAACCGCCATGCTAGATTCTGCTTTTTCTGCAGGTACTGGTTTTACATACGTAACATCAGTTCCTGTTATCGAAGCTCAGAATGCTAGCGCTATCACTGCAATTACTGCAGCAAGTCCAGGTGTTGTATCCCAGACAAATACATATAGCGAAGGCGACGTCCTTCAGTTTTATGGCACTACCGGTATGCCTCAGATTTCAGGAATGACATTCCAGATTTCAACGGTTTCTGGAGCTGGTTACACGCTTCTTGGTCTAAGAGCTGCTGGTTTTTCAGCACCAGCAACTGCTGGATTCACAAGAAGAATTTCTAAAATGCTAGCTGTAGAACCACAGTTTCTTTATGTCACTGCGGTTACACAAGCAGCCCAAGCCGTTGTTACTTGTTCTGTTGATCCTTCACAATACTATGTTGTCGGTATGAAGATTCATTTCAGCATCCCTCAATCATTTGGTATGAAAGAGCTAGATCAATTGACAGGTACAATTGTTAGCATGGCAAACGCAGCGACTGCATATCAAATGGTAATTGATATCGACACGACAGCGTTTACAGCTTTTGCGTTTCCAGTACCTGGAACATCTACTTTGACAGGTCAAACTCTATTTGCAACACTAGCTCCTGCTGGCTCAGCAACTAAGAGAGATCCTGTTACTTTGGTAGAGACAGGTTACAACTTCCAATATCAAAGCTTTAGAACAGGTGAGTTCGTTCCTTACATGTTCTTAACTGGTGGAGCGCAATCTCCGGCAGGTGCTGCAAGCGATGTTGTAAATTGGCTCGCATACAAGCTAGAGAACTAGAAACTACAAATATAAGGGGTAGGGAAATCTCTACCCCTTTTAGGTAAAAATGATCGTACCAAATGACTCTAACACCTATCTACCAGGGACTATACAGATACCAAGTTCCATAGATATTATAGCTGCAACCAATGCCTATCCTATGGTTGTAACTTTGGATGTAAACGATTTGACAGAATCTAACACCTACATACCAGGCCAATTGGTTAGGTTGACTATCCCGATTACATACAAAATGTTTCAAGCAGATGGTTTAGTTGTGAGGGTATTAGAGGTTAATGGATCCGATCTTAGCTTAGATGTGGACTCAAGACAATTCGATCCGTTTGTTTTACCGGCAGCAGGACAACAACAGCCGGCAAGTTTAGCTCCATCAGGTTCAAGGAACCTATCATTAAATAACCTAACGGGCCAAGTGCCTTTCCAATCCTTAAACAATAGAGGAAATTAATATGGCTACAGTAGTTCAATACACGGCATCAGGAGAAGAACATGGGTTAGTAAACACCCTCTCAAACTCTGTTGTCAACAATGATTTTAAGCATATGGACCCAAAGACAAAAGCGAAATTGCAGAAAGAAAAAGAAGAAGATGCTCAGTTAAAAAAGGTTCGTTACATCAATATGAGAGGTCCTCATGAGCGTTTGTCAAAACCTTACTGCAAATATGCTGGGGATTCTATTTTGATGTATCATTTGATCCCAAACCAAGTCTATGAATTGCCTTATGGAATGGTTAAGGAAGTAAACGAAGTAAAGGTTCCTAAGCGAAGTGGGTTAGTTAGCGTGGACGGAAAAGATATTAGAAGAGACGGATCACCTTTAGATAGTGACACAAAGGGCGAGTCTATTCACATGCTAGTGCCAGCAGAATTTTAAAGGATATTTATGACATCGGTAGCGCCAGCAGATTCAACAGTTGCTTTCATAAGAAGAAAGATTCGACGGTTAACATCATCGCCGTCAGAGTCTGCGCTACCGACTACGATCATTGATCAGTATATCAATAATGCTTACAACAACGATTTTCCTTACGCGATAAAAATAGACCAAATGAGGTCTGTTTTCACGTTTTTCACATCGCCCTACATAGATAGATATCCTGTAGACGTAAATTACGCACAAGGATTTAGATCGCCTGTGTATGTGGAAGGGATTCAAGGGAATTTCTTTAAAGATAGACAGCAGTATTACAACGTATGGCCTAGGTTTCCAACTCAGTTTCAGATCGGTGGAGAGACTTTAACTGGTGTTATAACAGCCATTGCTCAACCTACAAACCCAACGTCTATAACAAGTGTCGCTCATGGACTAACAACGGGTGCCGTTATTACGGTAACAGGCGTAGTGGGTATGACGGAGCTGAATGGGAATGATTACGTTATAACGGTTGTAGATGCAAATACTTTTACCCTAGATGGAGTAGACAACACGTTTTTTGTAGCTTATATTTCAGGTGGTGCATGGGCAACAACAAATCAATTCTTTGAATTTACAATACCTGGGCCTTTTTTGAGTCGTGAGGTTGTGATTGGAGGTGTTGATACCAATGGTGCACCTCTTAGAATTAACGACAATGGCGACGGCGTATTGCAGCTTCTAACCCCAAACCCTGTTGTGTCAATACCTCCCCAAAGTACAAATCCTGCTGTTCCTGGAATGTATAACAAAAACACAGGAAACCCAGGGTTAAATAATCCTGTAAATATCGGTAGCGTAAATTACGTTACAGGAGATATTTCATTCACTCTTCCTCCTAGTATTTCATTAGGAACTGGAGAGGTATTTACGGTATGGGTAAGTCAATATCAGACAGGAAGACCATACTCACTTTTATTTTGGAATAATGAGATAACCATTCGACCAGTTCCAAAGTTAGTCCATAAGATTGAAATCGAAGTGTACTTAACGCCCGTACAGTTTATGGAATCCACTGATGTTCCAATTCTCAATCAGTGGGCTCAATACTTAGCATATATAGCATCAAGAGAGATCTTGCGTGACAGGGGTGATTTTGCGGCAGTAGATGCGTTAGGAGAAGGGTTTGCCCGTCAAGAAGCGCTTGTTTTGGAAAGACAGAGTGTAGAAGAGATCGGTGTTCCAAACTATCAGATGTTTAATTCAACCCAACCTTTTTATATAAATGGTGGTCTTGGGAATGGGTGGTATTGATGAGTTATCAGCCTCTTTATATCAAGGGTATGCAAACAGGCTTGGTTCAAGAGCGCGAAGAATTCATATTGCCAAATGACGCCTATCCTATTCTTCAAAACGCTTACGTATGGAGAGAAAGGATACTCAGAAAACATGGATATCAACTCTTAGGTCGTTTAAGACGAATCCTTACAGCGCAAGCATTAGGAAATACTACAGGAGCTGGGAGCTTTGAAGGTTCTCTTAAAATTATTTTTTCTTTGGAAACAAATGCAAGTATAGAAGTGGGATCTGTTGTAATAACGGATGGAACTAACACCTACACAGACAACGGTACTGGTATATTGGTAGGTGTTCCTGGAGGTTCTGGAACGATAAATTATTCTACAGGGGTTATCACTATAACTGGTGGTGCTATAGCTTCGCCATTACTTGTGACGTTTAATTATTTCCCCGGCCTTCCCGTAATGGGTCTAAGATCTCGTGAGTTGAACGATATCAATAACGAACAGTTGATAGCGTTTGATCAAGTCTATGCTTATAATTTTGGAGCAACAGGTTGGGAAGAATTTCTTCCAGGTACTGTGTGGACTGGTTCTGACTCGGAGTTTTTCTGGTCTACCAATTACTGGGTAGCTAATAACAATAATAAAATATTCTGGGTGACAAATTTTAATAACACTGACCCTATTCGTTATACAAACGGAACGGGAAATTGGGTTAATTTCGCTCCTCAGATAAATGTAGCTGGTGATCTTCTAAATCAATGTCTTGCTTTACTTCCATTTAGAGGTCGTCTTGTTGCTTTCAATACGCTTGAAGGGGCAACTCTTGCAGGGTCCGTTCAATATAGTAACAGAATACGCTGGGCATCAATAGGTAATCCATTTACTACCGTATCGCCAATTGTTTCTACTGTTTCAGCAGATGCCTGGAGAGATGATATAAGGGGTAAGGGTGGGTTCTTAGATATACCAACATCAGAAACGATTGTATCGGTTGGTTTTGTAAGAGATAACCTTGTGATATACTGTGAAAGAAGTACATGGCAGCTGAGGTATACTGGAAGATCGATCGCTCCATTCCAAATTGAGAAGGTCAACTCAGAACTTGGTGCAGAAAGTACTTTCAGCGCAGTTCAATTTGATACCTCTCTCGTAGGAATTGGTGACAAAGGAGTTGTTGAGTGTGATAGCTTTAAAAGCCAGAGGATAGATGTTAAAATACCCGATCTTGTATTTACTTTTAACAATGATGCAGACGGTCCTAGAAGAGTTCACGGAATAAGGGATTTTCAGAAGCGATTAGCTTTCTGGACATATCCTTATAAACCCGATGAAAGACCTACAGACTTCTTTCCTAACCGTCGCCTAGTCTATAACTATGAAAATGACTCATGGGCTATTTTTACAGATTCTTTGACAGCTCTTGGAACCTATCAACCTCAAAGCGGAAGACGTTGGCAAGATTTTACCAGACCAGACGTAGACACATGGGAAAACCAAAATTATCCTTGGATTGATAGACAATCTCGTTTTCCATCTATTGTTGGAGGGAATCAACAGGGATTTGTTGAGTATCTCGACAGCCAGGTAAAGAACGACATAAGCCTTTCTATATTTGGAATAACAGGAAACACAACAACTTCAACCACAATAACTAGCCCTAGCCATAATCTAGAGACCGGTCAAGTTATTGAAGTGTTAGGAATCCCGACAGGAACACCGTTTGCAACAAGCTTAAATGGTAATAAATTCGGTGTGGTAAGAGTCACAGCTGATGTGTTTGAGCTTAAAGTTTACGATCCGTCAACAGGACAGTTTTCATTACCTCAATTAGATTCGCCTGCTGTGTACATAGGTGGCGGAAGTATAGCGATCTTAGATAATTTCAGGATTGTGAGTAAGAGGTTTAATTTCTTAGATTTGGGACAGACGATTCAGTTAGGTTATGTCGATGTTTTAATGGATCAAACGACAGAAGGAGCCGTGTCAATAAATGTCTATATTGACTATAACAACAACTCTCCTGTAAATATTACACCTCAAAATCTAATTCCTACATCCACAAACACACCTGATTTATTCTTTAATTCTGTCGTTCCAACTTCATCGGAAGGCGGTATTGATAGCACAAAACATTGGCATAGAGTTTTTTCGCAATCAAGAGGTTCTTTCTTGGCTATAGAATGGACTCTTTCTAATGCCCAGATGATAGGACCAGAACAGCAAAGTGATGTTCAAATAGACTCGCAGATTCTATGGATGAGACCTGCAGGAAATCAATTAAACAACGTGTTTTAAAGGAAGTATATTATGTCCGCATATCTCCCCGGAATTCCTCTGCCAGGAGACCTGCTCTCCGATAGTCAGAACGATATCAAAAATAACTTCACAGCAGCCAACACTAGTTTTGGTAGGAATCATTTTGCATTTGATAATGGAACTGCCAATAACGGTTTTCATAATCATATGACCACTCCGCAAATAGATCCTGTTGGTCATCCTGTAACAGCGGCTGGATATTGTGAATTATATGCAATGCAAGACAGCGCAAACCTTGGTTTGTTGCAATATTCAAGAGGGCCTAGCAATGCAGCAACTTCCCCTGTAACATATTTACAGTCCCCTGTTGCGGCTATTTCTTTAAGTACAGCGTCAACTACGCCTGTTTTAGATGCTACCGGTTTAACAAAATTAAATGGAATATTATACGCAAGTAGCAATATTGCTCCATTAGGTATAGGTGTTTTTGCAGTAACTTGGACTGGGAGTGTGTGGTTAGCTTCTACTATGACAAATGCTACTTCAATAGGCGTAACGATTACAGGGAATACCATAAATATAAAGAATAATTCAGGTAGTAATTTTACAGGTCTTTTCTGGACCTTGCAAATTTATAGGGTGAATTAATGACATTGTCTAGCCAAGAATTCGAAAGTTTTGTTCCTGTTTACGATACAGTTCCAGAGGAGTGGAATGACGCTAGGGAATTTCTTGTAGAGCATTTGAAAAAGATTAGCAACGCTGTCAATGCTAGAGAGATTGGATTTTATCTAGATGAAGAGTTGTTGAGCGGGAAACAGTTCATCCCAACAACGTCTATGAGTGGTCCATCTTCTTCTACTTCACAGCAGTTTAGAACGGTACTTAGAAAGGTTATAAATGTTTCTCCTTTGGTTGCAGGTGCAAATTCATTTCCTCATGGGATTACATTTGATGCTAACTTCACCTTGCTAGACTTATGGGTTGCAGCAACAAATTCAGGAACGTTAACGGCAAGAGTTATTACGAATGCGGATGTTACGATGACATCGACAAACATAAATATAACATCACCAGGCGCGTTTGATCGTGCATATGCGGTGATTGAATACATCCAGGAGATTTAATATGGGATTTTGGGACTTGTTTACAGGATCGCCTGAGGTTCATGAGAGGCAATCTTCTCTTATGCCAGATCAAGAAAGGTTTAGAAAGTCTCTTACCAAGGCTGCAAAAGGTAAGGGAGCGGGTGGAGCATTTGGAGAGTCGGCAGATTATTATAGAGATCTGCTAGACCCCAACAGTCAAACTGCTCAAATGATGATGAATCCTGAAATGCGACAATATAACGAGCAAATCATACCAGATTTGGCCGAGCAGTTCGCTGGAATGGGATCAGGTGGATTATCTAGCTCTGGCTTTAGAAACGCAGCTGTTGGGGCTGGAACTGACCTTTCTGAGCGTTTAGGAGCAATACGTGCTCAGCTTAGAAGTCAAGGAGCTGCAGGGCTTGCAGGTATAGGTCAACAAGCATTAGGGAATTATAGTCAAGATGTTGTGACACAACCAGGAACTCAAGGTATCTTAGCGCCTGCATTAGGTGCTTTAGGAACCGCTGCATTAGGGCCAATTGGAGGAGCTGGGGGTTCGGCTGC